GCGGTATTGTCGCCTGTCGTACAGCCTCGGCCCGCGCGGCTTGCGCCTCGTCACGGTCGGCCTGAATTGTCTCCACGTCCCGCACCGACAAGCGAAAGATGGAGCGCAACCACACCTCGTCATCCGCCGACCACGTCAGGAAACCGCTCTGACCGATCTGCCCCAGCGCGGCCGCAATCTGTTCCGGCTTTAGCCCGCCCGCGGGGCTGTGGGTCAGTCGCACGCCGTGGGGGTCGAGGCCGTTAAGTCGCAACAACCGCTCGACCGCGAACTTGGTGAACGTCTCGGCCATCGTGTCGGCCACGGCGTTTAACGTCAGGGTGAAGAAGTCCTGCGAGCCGGAATAGGTCGCCAGCGCGCCGATGTTGTCCATCCCCAACATGATGAACTGGGCTAATGCGCTCATCAGGATGCGCTTGTCATAGCGGCTAATCACCGCGTCGGTATTGTTCGCCCCCGTGCCGCCCGACGCCGCGAGCCGGAAGTCCCAGCCAAACGGGATGACCAGCCCCGCGGCACTGTCGTTGCGCACGGACTTGGCCAGTTGCCGGGCGCGGCCCACGTCGGTGTCTTCGCTGTCGCTTTCCGTCGTGTCGGCCCCTTCGGGCAACTGGACAATGGGCAGCCCCGCAAGGTTGCGCTCAATCCCGATAGCCTCGACGTGCTGTATGTTCTTGGCGTAGAACCACGAGGGCCACGCCGGGCGCAGGATGCTGAACCCTTCGGGGTTGCCGCGTGCCCGACGAAAGCGATAGATGACCATGCGCTCGATAGGCACGGGGTCGGGGTTAAGGTGCGGCCATTGCTGGATGCCGGCCATGCCGCCGTCCTCATCGTACAGCCATCGCTGTAGCGTGTCATGCCCCAACGGCCGGAACTTGCGCCACAGGATGCGCCCGTCTCGCTGCTGGTAGGTGATCGAGAACATCGACCAGCCGTACCACAGGAAGTCGAGCGCGTCAGTCACGTGGTCGTTCCAGCTATGGGACAATGCGCCAAACGATTCGTTGAGCAACTCCAGCCGCGGGTCACCCTCGCCCTCATCGCTCACGAACTGCCAGTCAATATCGCGCAGCGGCATCTCGACGGCCAGACGCAACGCGCCCACCGTCGCGCTGTTGTAGAGCATCTCGCGCACCCGCTTGGCCTTGTTTGCCGCCCCGCGCCACTCGTCGAGAAATTCGTCGCCCGATTCTCCCCACCCGCTGGTGTTCAATCCTATATCGCCGATGTCGTTATACAGATTTTGCTTCGCCATTAGAACCTCTGCCACCTGCTTTGTTGTGCCGCCTGTCGCGGTATGGGGGCCGGTTGCCTGTCCACGCCGTGCCACGCCAATGCCAATGCCATAACCATATCGTCATGCAAACCCGACGGCGCGCTGTAGCTCATGCCGCCGGCCAGCCGCTTGCCCTCGTAAGCCTGAAGCTCTCCCACCTGAATCGGGTCGGGCAATATCCTGATTGTCCCGTGTTCAAACGCCGATTGCAACGCCTGAATAAGCGGCTGTTTCGTCGCCGCCGACGTATGGAAGGGGACAATGCTCATGCCGCGGCCGCGCAAGTGGTCAATCACCGGCTGGCCGATGCTGTTGTCCTCGATGATCATCGTCTGGACATTCCAGTGATTATAAGCGGCATGAATACGATCTTCGAGCGCGGTATAGCCGACGCGGTTAAACCGGTCAATATAGACCTGTTCGCGCGTCCGGGCGTCAAGAATGCTGATCACCGTGAAGTCAGCGGCGTCGGCCACGTCAACCCCGGCGACATAGGCGCGGCCGGAGACCGGGCCGTCGAGGGGCGTGGCCGTAGCGCATTCCATGACGCGGTGAAAGACGCCGCCTAGATCGTCATGGAATATGCCGAGTATCTCCTGCTCAAATACCCGCTCCGGCATGGACTGCCACATCTGGACAATCTCAGAGAAGGGCACGTCGGGATTTTCCAGCGGGTGCGGGTCGTGTACCAATTCGCCATCAACCACCTTGACGCCCCGCGTCGGTATCTGCCACGCCATGTAATCATCATGGTCTTGCGCCTTGCTGAATTCCTGATGAAACCAGTTGCGCCCCTTCGGAGTGCCAATGCCCCACGCCCAACCGCCGGTATCAATCAGCATCGGCCGCAAGACCTCGATCCATGCGTCACCCTTGATAAAGGCGGCTTCGTCCATAACCACGCCATCGGCCGTGTAGCCGCGCACATTGTCGGGATTGTCCAGACTGCGGAAAACGATAGTGCCGCCCGTCTGTGGCAGTTCGTATGTCATCCGGCTCAGGTTGATTGTCCCTGCCGCGCCTAATGCTCGCTTGACTTCACCCATGCCGATACGCACCTGATCATACGTCGGGGCGCCCCAGATGTAAGTGCCGCCCCGGATAGCCGCCTCCACGACAATCGACATGGCGAGGGTTGTTTTCCTCCAGCGCCTCCCCGCCGATAGCCAGTTGAATCGGCGGGCGTGGCTCAATACGTGCCGCTGGCCGGGGTGCGGGTGGGGGAGCTTAATCCTACCCTTCGCTCTCATTGCGCCAATCATTGATGTATTCCACCTGTAGCGGCCCGCCGTCCTTGCCACTTAACTCTACCGCCTTCGGCGCGTCCAGTCCTAACAGCCGCGCAAGAGCCGCCCATACTATAGCCTTCTCTTTCACCGTCTTGCACTCGCGTAATAGCTGGTATTGAGCGGCGACGGCGCGGCGCTTGTGTTCGCCTAGCTCGATGTCATTGACGGCGGCGATGCGCTTCCACGCCTCGGCTATGTAGCGGCGCTTCTGGCTATCGGTAATATGCCAATCGCGCGTATTTGCGTATATCTGCTCATTCGTCCAGCCGTCAAGGATAAGGCGATAGACGGCCTCCACGCGGCGCTCTTTCGTCAGCTTGTCAGCTTTCGGGCCGGCCATTAGTTGGCCTCCAAAGCGCCCGGCTCGGAATCGAACCGGCCTGCCTCGCTGGTGGCGAGGGTGTCACCATTGACCGGGCGCGTGTCTAATCGTTCGCCTTTGTACATTCTTGCCCCGGCGTCGGCTATGGCGCTATAGGGCAATTCCGGCACAGTCAGGCGTTCGCGATATGCCGGGTCGATGAAGTAGATGTAGCGAAGTTGGAAGCCATGTAACGGCTTAAATCCCGCCTCAATAAATGGACGCATGGACGCCGCGCCGGTTTCAAGAATGTTATTGGCCTTAGTCGCGGTAACGCGACTAAGGCGACGCGCCGCCGCTTGTTGCGCCTTGCTTCGGTTGTCGGTTAGGCTGGTGCGCGAGAATCGCGCACCAGCGGCAACGTCTGCCAACAGACGTTGCCGCTCTGGACGGCGTATGTCTGTTGCCACCATTCGCGTTGTTATTTCGCCGTCCGGCGCGGCCCATATCTGATTATTTTCCTTTATCCCCGTCAATACAAACCCCGCCGCCCGGTATATTGTCCCGTCACCGCATTGCGTACCATCGGCAAACGTAACCACCCATTTGAGGTGCGGCGCGTGTTTCTTCAATAGCCGCATGGCGACGGCCAGCGCCCGGCTCTCGCTGTTGCGCGGTAACACGTCGCTAAAGGCCATCCGGTTCAATTCGATAAACTCATGCCACGCCGTACCCGATACAAGCCCCTGTATCTTGCGCTTGTCGAGCGACGGCCCAAACTGCATAGCGCCCTCTAGTTTGCCCTGATAGAACACGCCAATATGTAACTGGCTATTCTGGACAACCTTACCGGAATAGTGAACGCGCCTGACTAGTTCGTTGGCCGTCTTAGCGTCAATAGGCCGCAGGATAATGTCTTTAGCCTTGCCCATGTTCGGTGATAAATGTCTCGGCAATCCGCGCCAATGCGTTGCCGTTGCTGTTTTCGTTGGGTGAATCGACAAATGGCCCCAGCGCCTTAGCCGCCGCTATAGCCGCCTTAACCTGCTCGGCCTGTTCGTCATGCAGGGTAAATGTCATCTGCTGGAACGGGGCGCGATCCTCATCGGGTAACCCGCCAAAGGCATTTTCCCAGTCGTCACCCGTTGGAATGGACGAACGCGCCGCCAACTCCGCAAGCATCGCCTGTACCGCCGCTTCCCCGCTATTGACGCTACTGAGCAGCGCGTCGAGCGCCCCGGCGTCGGCCGTCGCCATTGCCGCTAAAGGGTCGTGGGTAGCGAGAAGGTAGTCGGCCTCGGCGTCGTCAACATCCAGCACCAGCACCGGCCACGTCTGCGGCGCGGCGTCCTTCCTGAGATGCCCGTCGATGACAACGAGCGCCCCGCCCTGCCGCTGGCTGCGGTAGGCTAACAG